TTTTTAATTTTTCTATTTTTAGACATGATCTCATTAAAAAAATAAAGATCCAAATTTTTATTTTTTTCATCATTTTGCATTTTAATTTTGTTCGTTTATTGTTTCTATTAATGCCATTGCTTCGTAATAATCTTGTTCAATAATTGTATACATTTTACCTAATTCAAAACCAATTCCAATAGGTTTAATTTTGTCATTTTTACATAATTTATTAATAGATTCTAAATTATTTTTAAATTTAGAATATAATATTTCAATAGTATGTATTTGTAAACTTGATAATTTGTAATTTTTTAATTCATTATTCATAATTTTTGTTTTTATATTTTTTAAAATTGTTTACGGTAGTCAAAATATTCGTTTTGTGTATTTTTTGAAATGTAGTTTTTGTCTTTAAAATACTTTAAATAACTTTTAGAAAAATTAATACCCCTATTCTCAATTTTTGATATTTCAGTAATTAAATTTTCGTACTTAAAATATTTTTCTTTCTTAAAAATAACATTTAAAATATTGTTATGCTCTTGATCTGTGTAATTGCTAAAATGCTTGATTTTAGGCTCATTGACGGGCAAAGAATTAATTTGTATAAATTTATTGTCATCAATTGAATATTGTATCTCAATAGGCTTAAAACCGCCTGAGGATCGTAAAAATTTAGGCTCTAAAATAAAAGATCCGCTTTCCTCTTTTTTAACTGATAATGTACTTTGCGCCCAGCGATCTGTATTGCTGCCCAGGTGGCCCAATGTTTTACCTTCATTTTTGCCTGTGTGTAAAATTCCAATTAATAATAAATTGTTTACGGTTGTAAGTTCTTTAATCCAATTAACTAATTTTCTAGTTTCAAGAATATCATTAAAATCGACAATTGTATCAAGAAGCCCATCTAGAATAATGACACTACATTCGGGCGTATTTTCAATATACGCCTGAATCATTAATTTAATTGTTTCAGGGCCTTCCTTTCGTAAACAAAAACTGTCAAAAAATGTGGGTAACTCGTTAATATCTGCAATATGTTTAATCCTAGTCATATGTTTATAAAAATCAAATTCGCTGCTTTCAGTATCAATATAAAGTATTTTATTGCGACCTGGTAACGTTTGAAGTTTCATCCCAAAAATGTCATAAACTCCAAAGCTAGACGCAACTATTGACGTGGTAAAAGTACTTTTACCGCTTTTTGGTAATCCATTAAAGGGACTAAGGGCCTATAAATTAATATAGGCCCTTAGCCCCCGCTTATAATAATATAGTTTTGTATTGAACCAATATTTTGCCCCTGAATGGAAAGTAAAATTTGCTCTTTAGGTGGCTGATATCCGCGCTTGTAAGCGTTTTTTTGAAGTTCAAGGTATAAAGGGTTGCTAATCATTAAAAGTTTATTAAACTGTCTGCTAATAGGGCCAAAATGATCATTATAATAAATAATATTAAATCTCGTTTCATAAATTTTTTTTTAAGGATTATTTAATAAGATATTCAATCCAGGCCTTTGCACTTTTAAGTGATCTATATTCTTGGTTAAAGGGATAAATTATGTACATTTTAGTTTTTAAGTTATAAACTATTGTGTAACCCTTGTAGGCGTAATATTCCATTATTTTAAATTTTAAAGTTAAAAAATAGGCCTAATTAGGCCATTCAGTTAATTTAACATCTAAAATGTCACATCCAGCCACTTGTAAAAAACTTACAATATTGTTGCTTTCAACAAAAGCGGCGGTAAAAAATAAGGAATTTAATTCAATTGTGTAACTGTACAATGTACGTTGGTCGTCGCTTCCATAGAAAAAGCGAAATGTAGCTTTGATCATTTTGTTTAAGTTTAAAGATTATAGATAAACAAAGATTATATAATTAATTTGATATAACCTAATTTTTGACAAAAAAAAATCGGAGTGTAGAAACACCCCGAAAAATCTATGAAAATCCTTCTTAAACAAATTCAGCTCAAAAATAACTTTTTTTCTGCATTTCGCCTACTAATTAGGCCTTTAACTTTAACTCCATTATCATAAACCCATCTATCAAATTGATCAGCAACTAGCTTTTTATCAGCGCCGCTATTTAGTAACCTAAGTAAGCTTGAAGCTTTCAAAGCTCCTAACCCCACATTATAAGTAAAAGATATAAGGGCGTTCAATTCGTTGTTATTTAATGGCACTTTAACCAAATTTTTAATTTCGGCCGCGTCTTTACTTGTTGTAATTTCAAGCCATCTTTGCGCCTGCTCTGCCGTTATAATATCGCCTTGCTGGACTTTTCTTTGTTTATCAAAGTCATAGGTGCTTCCAAAACCAATTGTCCAAACACCCCCGCTATCCTGGTAACTTTTAAGATACAATCCCCCTTCCGCTTTTTTTATAAAATTTAAAGCTTTGGTCAATCCTGATCCCTTAGTAATTGCAGTTATACCCAAAATTCCTAGTATTATTAAAATTATTTTATTTTGCTGCGTCATTTAACCTCTTTGAGTGATCCTTTGCGGCCCATCCTAGCAATAATAAACCAATGGCCCTAATTAGGCCCTGTATTCCTGTACTTACGGGTATAACTTCACTTGATGCAGCTAATACCCCCCCCAATGTTGTCTTCCAATTATTCATTTTTCTTTATTTAAATAATTTAATTTTGTTTCATCCATATTAAATTAATGTAACGCCAATTTGTTGAGCCGTCCAATTGTATATAAATTCGTTACCGTCTGGGCTTGTGTTAAAACTTTCATAATCACTACCGTCTAAACTTAAATTGCCACTTTGTAACGTTGCATTTGTTTCTGTTAACAATAGATAATATATTGTAACGCTTGTACTAAAATTATCTGATCCCACACAATTTAAAATTGTTGCAGTTCCTATATTTAGCGGAAATATTACGGGTTGTATTTGTTTCATAATTATTTATTTTCTAATAATTCAATTCTTTTAATTAAGCTATCAATAATTGTTTGTTGTTCTTTTATTGCAGCAATTAAAGGCACTACAATATTAGCATATCTTACGTTTTCAACTTGCCCCGTCCTATTTTCATTTTCATAATCTGCTAAATACGGCGATACTTCAGCAACATCTTCAGCAATTAAACCTAAAAAATTAATGTCTGCTTTATTGTAATAATTTTTTTTATAATTAAATGTAACAGGTTTTAATTTTAAAATAGTTTCTATTCCTTTATTTTCCCAATTTAAAACATTTTCTTTAAATCTAATTGACGAAGCAGTAGAACGAGCCATAAAACCATTACTATCAATTTGCATATTTGCAGCAATTCCCGTTGTATTGTTATATGTGCCTATACTTGTTATAATTCCCGTAATAGTAGCTCTTCCCGTAACTTGTAATATATTTACTGTGTCATCAACTATTCCACCAATAGCAACATTTCCTGTATTAAAAAGAATCATTTTAGTAACTCCAGCAATTTCTAAATCAATATAGCCTCCCGTTTCTGTGTTTAATGTAGTTGCACCTGATTTTGCAGCTATTGAAAAATTAGCGGCTCCGGGAGTAACAGTAGATGGATAAATTGCGCCATAGTTTGCACCGCCTGTATAAGCACCAATTAACAAACCTTGTGTGCCATCCCAAAACTTGCTTCTATATGCAGTTATATTATTAATTCCTAAATCAACATTTGTTGAAGCACCAGTATAAGGTACATAACTTGACAAATCAGAAGTTAACGCTAAAGTACCCGCAGCGTTTGGAAATGTAAAAGTTCTAGCAGCCGTTAAACCAATAAAATTTAAATAAGCTATATTATTAGAAGTTCCTAATTGAAAAAAGAAACCTCCAGCGTCGCAAGCTATACCGTTAAAACTAGCAACTGATTGAAAGCCTGTACTTTGTTTAAGTAATAAATTTGCTATAAAAGAAACGCAATTGCTTGCATTATTAATACTAATTGCATTTGTAGTTAAACCAACATTTAAAACGTCAAAAGTATCTGTTGAACTATTACCAATGCGCCACTTTGCAGTAGAATTTTTTGCAAAACCAATTAATGATTGATTACCAGCAGTATTATTTATAGCTATTAATGGATTTGTGCCGCCACCGTGTACGTCTAAATTATTAGAAGGCGTATTTGTATTAATACCTAAACGGTTATTTGTATCGTCAAAAAATAAATTGGTATTATCTTGTGTAATTAATCCAGCGGCACCAACAAATGGAACTGATCCCTGTGTAAAACTTGTAATTGTTGCGCTATTTGTACTTACTCCGCCCGCCGTTACTGATATACCTACATTTGACGTATTGCCGTTTGTGGTAACCTGTTGTAAAGTACCCGCGCCGCTGCTTACATTGGCTATTAATACCCAGGACGTCCCAGTATCTTCATATATTGCCGCCGTATCATTTGCAATAAATAATCTTCCTGCAAATCCAAATGCAGGCCTATTTGCAAAAGTATCTGTGTAAATTGCTGGACTTCCCTTCTGATTAAGTACGTTAACATTATATGAAAATCCCATGTCTTAAAATATTTTTTTTACTACTATCAAATTATTTTGCCCCGCACCTGTAAAATTAATTTGTAAAGTAACCGTTGTAAATTCATCTTGATTGCCATCAATTACAAAGCTTTGTGATGGCCCTAAGGTTACATTTTCAATTACGGCCGTTGTAGTTCCTGCATTAATAAAAATAATACTATTACAATCCGTTGGAATTGATTGGGCCGTGTTATATGCTATAAATACGGGTGTGTAATGCGTCATAATTAACAAGTATAAATTTGTTTTGAAATTGCTTTGTTTTTAGACTTAAAATAAGCTAATTGGCTCGGGCTTAACACTTCGCCTGGTGTTGGCTGAATTTGTTTTTTGTCCCAATACGTTGGCGTTACAATTGCAAACGGTGGTAAATTAATGTTTGCTTTTTTTAATGGATTATTAGGATCCATATTGCCTCCAGGTTGAGTATTCTTATAAACTTTATACAAAAGATAAATTATTGCCCCGTATATTAAAACTTCAGTTGTTTTCATTATTTAAAAGTTATGTCGTTATTATATATATATCCAGTTTTAACAGTATTATTAGTTGTAAAAGTTACTTTTGTATATGGTAAATCGGGATCCTCTTGCAAAATACCCAATTTAATTTCAGTTCTAAATGTGAATAAAGGTGTTAATAAGTTATAATCGTACATTGTTGTCCCTGGTATTGAATAAGCATTAACATTTGTAGGATCACTAACAATAACCCGACTTTTAGGTTTTTTCATTTTTGCAAAAGCATAAACTCCCAATAATAGTAAAGCTATTGTTATATATATTTTATTTTTTTTCATTATAATCCTGAATTATAAACCCCGCCGTATGGTATTTGATCTAAAATATTACTACTTACAATAGTAGGCGCGTCATAACCTCTTGCCGCCCATTGAGCTAAAGTTAAACCGTATATTTTGCCATCTTGTAAAATTTGTTGTTCTACTCCATTATCTGCCAATACTCTCATTCCTTCAGTCAATCCGCCTGGATAAGTTGGCCTATCAGGTAGCATATCAATTGGAAACTTATTGTCAACTGGTGGCAATATTGGTGACGGTGGCGGTGGCGGCGGTAAAATAGCAGTTGCTTTTTTCTTTTTAAAGAAAAAAAACGCTGCAATAATTACGGCCCCAATAATTAGTAAGTTTTTATTTTTCATTAAAATCTGAATTTAATTCCTTTACGTTTGTAATTGTCGTTTATTAAATTTATTTTTTCCCTGGATAAATTAGAAGTAATAAATTCAGTTAATCCCATTGGCGAGCCGCTAGGGATCCCAAAAAGATATTCTTGCCTCTTACCAAAAGTTTTAACTAAATAAATAGCGTCAGCGTCGTTTTGTATTCTTGATACCTGGTAGCCTGCTTCCTCTTTGTCATCTGCTAGCGCGCTAAATCTTAAAGAATTGTAAATTGCATTTGCAATTTGATCAAACTCAGCTTTACTTCTAGATAGATCAATACCCCTAGCATTCAAATTTTTTTCTATTTCTTCAATGTTTGCAACTTCACTTTTTTCTTTTTGTATTTCCTCATTAGTTTTAACAATACCTAATTTTTGAAATAATGGCCTAATTACTACTATATAAGCAGCAAGCGCAATACCTACATTTGTTAATAACTTCTTATTATCTTCACTTATTGCCATATATTTTTTATTTCATAAACCCCAAAAGCATTTTATATGTACTGTCGTCAATATTAGCTAGATAATACAAATGATCGCCATAATTAACGTCTTTTGTACTTAAAATTTCAATTGCTTGTAAAGCTTTTTGTTTTTGTTCGTCAGGAATACCCGCCAAGGCCGTCACAGTTGGCGCCATTGGTCCAGGTGCCGCAAATTTATTTATTATTAATCCCAAAGCACCAATTGCCATTTGTTGAAATTGCTCATTTTCTAAAATACCCGCTAAGCCCTTTGGCTTTTCTTCTTCCTCAAATTCTTCAGCACTTAATTTTGATATAATCAAATTTTGCCCTTCAATCATTTTTTCTAATAAACGGCTAAAATTTTGATCAGGTTGTGTTTGCTGCATTCCACTCATCATTGGTAAATACCTTTCAGCCTTATTTAATTGAAAAACTATTTGCGTCAAGCTTTCAAGATCTTTGCCCCTAGCAACTTTCTTTTTTTCAATTAATTGTAAAATATAAGGATTGGTATTGTCGACATTTTGCTGGATGGCCCTTAAAGCTTCAGATAATTTTTGCAATCCAATTTCCTTCTCATCCTCATCAAAATAAAAACGGCAATATTCAACCTTCGGACTGGTTCCCGCAAATATTTTGTAGTGCGTTGCGGGACTATTTTCGTAATAGTCAAGCACATCCTCTAACCTGTGTAACTCGGGCTTAAATACTGCCATTTTTAAATAATTTATAATTTATAATAAACTCCAAAAGCATATACGCAATTGGTTGTACCTGGTGCACTAGCAAGTGAAATAAAACTTTTTGTCCACGATATAACCATATTGTTAATATCAGGTAATCCGTTTAAATATGGATTAGGCGTTGCGGAACTGATAATATTATTAAAAGCCAATAAAGGCGCGTTATATATCAATTGCAAATCGCCACTGTATAATGTTAAAAAGCTTTTTTTAAGATCTGCTTCCGTTACCATTGTGCTGCCACTATTAGGCGAAGCACTCAAAACTCCAGGCGTATAACATTGGATATTTTGTATCATAGCATTTGCCAAATTAGGCAAATTCGGAAAGTAAAAACGTGTATTTGTACTTCCGTTTGGAATAGCAACCTCTACCGCTTCGTATCTATTTAAAATTGGCATTGTTGTATTTTTTAAAAGTTATAAAAAGCCAGGCGTATG